GATGAAGAAGACGATGATAAGAAAAAGAAGAACGGAAAAAACGGAAAAAACGGCAAGAACGATAAAAAGAAGAAAAAAGCAAAGTCTGACACTGACGATGATCTGGAGGATGAATAAGAATTATCAGCTACTAAACAAGGTTGTACAAATTTATGTGCTAGACAGGCTGATTCCTTATTCGATAAAAATTCTCAAGAATGGCATGCATTCTATAAGAATTGTATAGATATTTGCAATCAAGTTAGTTAGGGAGGAGAAACATGCCTATATCAATTAATGAGTATGCAGAACCGAGATGGATTAAGATGCGCCCGCGTTATCCCATAGTATTGGATAAGAACTATAGGTACAGAAATCTAACTATTAATCCTAGGCATCCTGTGGAAAGATACGCAGGGGACGACAGAGGAATAGGTTGGAAGGACCCAGGATATAATCCCAACCATGACTCAATAAGGACAGAAAGGGTTAACACGAATGTTGATACTACGGAGAAGACATTCAGACCGTACTAGGAAAAGGATGTGATTTTATGGATATTGAAATTAAGGCCAAGGTCTTTGAACCGGAACTAAGGGTAATTTTTAACGAAGGAATACGAGAGTTTGCAAAACTGTGCATCGTAGCGGCGCCGGACTATTTCTTTTTAGACTGTCCGGCTTCATCTACTGGTAAATATCACCCACTAGATGAGCTGAGCGCTGATGGTACTATTATACACACTAAGAAAGTCTTTACGCTGGCATATGAGTTGTCCAGAGGACTGGAGTGTGAAAGTAGTAGGGATGAAATTTTAGCTGCCTGTTTAATACATGATCTAAGGAAACAGGGACTGAAGCAGACCGGACATACTGCTAGAAACCATCCTGCTTTGGGAGCAAATTTGGTTAAGGAAGTCCAGGATGCCACACAGATGTTATCCAACAAATCGTACAAAATGATCAGGACCGCTGTGGGCTATCACTACGGGCCGTGGAGCACTGGGGATTGGAAAAAGCCTGTAGCTAAATATACACCGGAGGAACTGTGTTTGTATATGGCCGATTATGTAGCTGCTAAAAAAGTTACATCAATAAATTATAAAAGGTAGGGAGAGGACTTAATGAACGTTGACCAAGTTAAACGGGATGTAAAAAAGGAGCTTAACAAGACCCCGTTGAATCAAGAATTATCTCCTGGCACTACCGGCAGGCGTTGGACACCGCCCGGCGGTTTAAAGAGTCACAATGAGAAGATTCACAGAGAAAGCAAAATTGCCGACGATCACAAGGATTTACCAATTTCATTTAGTAAACCCAATAAACCTAAAGGAAGAAGCAATTACGTGAAATGCGACAAATGTGACTATGTAACATCAGCCACTACTGTTACGGTGGGTATGGTCTGTCCAGAATGCCATAACTTTTCCACCGTGTCGGAGGTAGAGGTTGAGTAATCAAGGTCGCCGAGGGCGGCCTTTGGGATTTAAACTAAGTGATGAAAGTAGACGGGCAATAAGCGAATCTAAGAAGGGTCAGAAGCATAAAGAAGCAACTAAAGATAAAATATCTCAATCACTAATAATACATTTTAGAAAAAAGAACCCATTATCAGAAGAATTAACTAACATGTATTGTCGTTTTGAGGATCACGAGTCCGGTGAAATCTATGAATGGGTAGTTGATAACACCTGTGAAATAAACCAACTCGATGATATAATGACAATGAAAGCTCTACGTAATGCACGCCGTATTGAGATATCATTCGGCCCTAATATAGAGTTTTTCTCACATGAAGTTACACCAGAGATGTTGGTGTTATTTAAAGAGGTTTGTGAAAAGTTGGACAAGGACCCTATGGAGTTTTTCGACGAACTAGGGTAATAAGGAGGAGGCAACTATGGCGAGGCCTAAAAACCCACCCGCCCCTAAGAAATTACTTAAAGAAATCTTACCAATCGAAAAGATTTTTGACGAGGAAGAGGTAGCCTTATATAAAGATCTAGTAGATGTATACATGGCTGATTTTGATAAAGACGATCTAACATCTAGTGATACTGATGATATCTTGGATCTTGCCAAGAATAGAGTATTAGAATTTAGACTTCTCAGAAGTACTACCGGCACCGATAACACTGATCGGTTAATAGATGTTTCCGCCGCTGTAGAAAAAATTAAGAAAGAGAATAAAACATTAAAGGAGAACCTGTCAACCAGAAGAAAGGATAGAATCAACCCAAACGAATTTAAGGGATTTTCTATCGTGGATCTGGCGGTAGCTTTCGATGAGAATAGAAAGCAGCAGCTAGCCAAGCAAATCCTTCGTAACAGAAAAGAAGAGGCCCAGGCGGTCGAAGATCGCGGTGATTATGCGGGCAACAGATACGACTCGGATTCCAAACAGCTTGGCCACGAAGACGATGAGGGATAGCCGTAACTACGAAATCATAATGGATCAGGGTCAGGAGTTGGTTAAGTTTTATCGAGAGCACCCGTGTATTGCAGCTTACGATTTACTAGGGGTGGACCTTGCTCCTATTCAACGCTTGGTCTTCCGAGACATGTGGTTCAGAAACTATGTAATAGCAGTCTGTGCCCGTGGTTTTGGCAAGACTTTTTTGTTAGGTACGTTGTCAGCACTTAGCTGTATGCTCTATCCAGGGTATCGTGTGGGCCTAATTGCCCCTGTTTTTCGTCAGTCCAAAATGATTTTCAGTGAGGTTGAAAAACTTTACTCCAAATCATCCATCCTAAAAGAAGCCACAGAAAAGAGACCTACCAGAGGATCTGATACTTGCTACCTAAAATTTAAATCAATTGGTGGGTATAATCCATCCTACATCGAAGCTCTCCCGCTCGGTGATGGAAGCAAGATCCGTGGGTCCCGTTTCTATTTAATCCTGGTAGACGAGTTAGCCCAGGTTCCGGATCATGTCCTTGATATGGTTGTTCGTCCTATGGGCGCTACTACTCTAGAGCCTATGGAAAACGTCAGGCGTATTGAAAAACAACAACGTCTGATTGATATGGGGCTGGCCACAGAGGATGATTTTGAGGATGAAACAGTTAATAAAATGGTAATGACGTCGTCTGGTTTTTTCAAGTTTAATCACATGTGGCGGCGAATGAAGGATCATTGGCGCCAAATGGAAGAACACCGTGAAAAATCACAATACAGTGTGTGGCAGATTCCATACTGGGATCTACCTGACGGCTTCCTAGATAGAAACAATATTGCTGAAGCCAAACGTGTTATGTCCGGTCCTGAGTACAGAATGGAGTACGAGGCCGCCATGATTTCCGATTCTGAGGGCTTTTTTAAGGCCTCCCTTATAGAGGAGTGCACAAACAATAGTGGGCACACCTTGGAGGTCAGGGGGGAGCCTGCCCAGCAATATGTGGTTGGTATAGACCCCAGCCAGGGCGGAGACGCCAGCTGCGGCGTTGTAATTATCAGAATGGGTAATCCTAATAGAATAGTAAATGTATTAGAGTTGAAACGTAAAACAACACAAGATCTAACACGGATGGTACAGGCCATCTGTGAGTCATATAACGTCGTCCGTATCTTCATGGATAAGGGCGGTGGTGGTAAAGCCATTATGGACTTACTGGAAGATGGATATGATGGTCATGAGCCTATCATAGACCGCACAGACGATGACAAACGTCATGCGAAGGGTAGACACATCCTAGAGATGGTGAATTTCAACCCCACATGGATCGCTGATGCTAACTTTACAACACTAGCTATGTTAGAGGACAAGAAACTATTGTTTCCGGAACCACCCCTGTCATCTGCTGACATACTGGGCGAAGCATACGAACGTATCAAGACGTTAAAGAAACAAATGTTAAATATTATCGTGACGCAGACAGCTAGCGGAGCATTACACTTTGACACACCGAAGAAGGGACAGAATAAGGACTTGTATTCAGCTATAATTCTGGCTGCCCACGGTGTCCGCATGGTGATGAAGGAAATGGAAGAGGAAGGAGATCCGATACTGTATAACAGTTCCGGATACATCAGGGAACACGGTCCTAACTCCAAATGGGGGTTATTAAGCAGGAAGAGTAACCCCATAGCAAACAGGGCTACAATACCAGGAAAAGATCGTGGTTTACATGCGGCTGTCTTAAAAGATAAGAAACGAATTAAGTAATTAACTAACCTGTTTATTTAATAGAAACAGACGCTTTTTATTTTTGGAGGTGGCATCGTGGCCGAACAGAACCAAGAATGTAAATGTGTTAAAGAATGTGTCTGTGACAAACTTTGTCCCACCTGTGGTGGGGTGAAAAAGAAGCTAACTGTTTTTGGTCCTAGTTTTTGGGATTTGTGGTTACAAAAATTACTACGAAACGTAGCTTCGATGAAATTCCAATGGCTTACAATCCTTTACATCCCTGTTGTGTACGGAATGTTTGATGGTAAATGGATAAAGCTAGTGGATGGAACTGTCACTTGGGTATCAAAAGTAGATGTCAAGACTGGATTAGCATTTCTTGGCGGCGGATTTATTACACTAGCACTAGGTCGTATAATTGCACGTACTAAACTTACTAATGGTACAAACGGCGATCTTGATACAGATAAATAGGAGGATAAACCATGGCAGACATGGATAAAGACTTTCAAGCTGAAAATTGGTGGGCCACAGTTTCTGGCGCAGGCGGCGACAGCCCCGCTGCAGAAAGCTGGGCAGACGATTACACCAGGCATAGAGACGGTATAATCACACATAGTGGTACTGAATACGGAGAGGTTGATATGTATAACCATGCTGGCGATAACCATCCTGCAGACGTGGTTATTGGCAGAAAAGACAGCATACTAGATGTTAATCCATAAAGGCAAGGAGAGGAATTAAATGGACACAAAAGAAATAGCTAAGATTACTGCAGAGCTACAAACTAAATACCCCGACGTGGGT